AATCTACGCTCCTATTCCAAAGGAGCTTAAACCCGGGAGCGCTTACGGCAGGCCGCCTAGCCTTCTACTCCATCGGCGAATCCCTAGACCTCGCCCTCCTCGACGCCCGCGTGACCGCTCTGATCAACGCCATCGCGGCGGCGATACCGTAAAGCAATGAACACACTTACCACCACTCAGAACGCTCTGGCCCACCGTCCGCCCGAAACGCTGCTTTCGTTCAGCATCGGCCCAGCCTGCGACCTTGCCGAACTGGATCGAGAGTTCAAGGCATGGCTCAGAACGCCAATCAAGCCTGAAGAAATCGAGAGGCCAAACCGCACCTCGTAGTGTCCCTCGACTTCTCCGCCCTGCAATCCCCCGCCAATCCACTACCTCACCGGGCGCCGCGCCAACGGGCCCGGTTTTTTGTGCCCTGCACACTGAGGTATGACCACCCCAGCCCCCAGCCTCCGAGAGCAGATCCTGAACCACATCCACACCGTGACCCTGCCCGGCACGGTGCAGGTCGGCATCAGGATCTACCGCAGCCGGGTGCAGGCGCTTTCTAGGTCGGAGGCCCCGGCGCTGATCGTCAGCCCTGGCGAGGACAACCCGGTGAACGCCCCGCGCACCACGGGCGCCAGCCTGGGCCGGCTCGATCAGGCGCTGCCGGTGATGATCGAAATCTACGTGCGCGGCAACGTGCCCGACCAGCTGGCCGACCCGATCGGCGTAGACGTGCACGCCCGCATGATGAGCGACCGGACCCTTGGCGGCCTGGCCCAGGACGTGCAGCCCGATGGCTGGCGGCCGGAGTACGAACAGGCCGACGCCACTGCCGGCTGGATGCAGCACCGTTTCCTGATCCGCTATCGCACCCGCGACGACGCGATCAACGCGGCTCCATAGCCTGAGGGTACGGAAGCTCACCCCCAACCATGGCGGCCGACCAACACTATGAGCACCACGGCCTGTCTGGGGAGTTCGTGATGCTCCCCAGTGGCCAGATGGTGCCCGCTGCTGAGGCGCCCAAGCCTGAGCCCGCCAAGCCCCAACCCGCGCCGAAGGCCAAGGACTGATGACCGCACTCCTGATTCGTAATTCGTTTGCGCTGGTGAAAGCCGAGACCAGCTACGGCACCCTGGCCAGTCCGATCGCCAACACCGACGCGGTGAAGATCGTGTCGCTGGAGGTGAACCCGATCACCGGCACCCGAGTCGAGCGGAACCTGATCAAAGGGTTCCTCGGTGCCGACCGCCAGCCGCTGACCAATGAGCACGTCGCCGTCACAGTGACATTCGAGTGGGGCGGCTCTGGCGTTGCAGCCACCGCCCCCCGGTTTACGCCACTGCTGCAGGCAGCCGGGATGAACGTCTCGGCATTCGCCGAACTGACCGGTACGGCCACCGCAGGCGGCGCCAACACCCTCACCCTGGCGGACCTGAGCGGCAGCAACCCCGCAAGCGACGCTTACCTGGGGCTGCCAATCGAGATCACCAGCGGCGCCAACACGGGTCACAAAGGCGTGATCGTGGCGCACGACGGCGCCACCAGGCAGGTGACGGTGGTTCCTTCCACCGCATCGTTCACCGGCGGCGCAGTGGGCTACAAGATCCCCGCGCTGTCCCTGCTGCAGCCGATCAGCACGTTCGGCAACGGCAGCAGCTGCACCATCGTGGCGGTCAAGGACGGCACCAACGTTCACCGGATTGAAGGATTCCGCGGCAGCCCGGCCCTCAACAGCACCCTGAACGGCTACGGCACCTTCACCATCACCGGCGTCGGCCGCTACACCACCCCCACCGCAAAGAGCGCTGAAGGATTCGTCTACAGCAACCAAGCCGAGCCGGTGCCCGTCACCCCGACCCACACCAAGGCGTTGCGGTTCCAGGGCTTCAATCCCTGCTCCGAAGGCTTCACCTTCGACTGGGGCCTGTCGGCCGTGTTCCGCTCACTGATCGGCTGCGAACCTCACGCCCGCATCACCGACCGCCCCAACCCGAACGGCACAATCACGATCGAAAACCCGCCTGTGGCGACGAAGAACTTCTTCACCGCTGCGGCTGACAACAGCGGCGCCAGCGATGGCCCGTTCGTTGTGCAGCAGGGCACGACGGCTACCGAAAGCTCCATTTTCTTCTGCCCCAAAACAGCAATCAACGGCGACCTCTCCTTCCCTGATTCTGACGGGGTCGGCATGCTGCAGATCCCGTTCACCGCGCTGCCTAAGTCTGCGGCCGGCAACGACGAAACCCGCCTCGTTTTCTTCTGATTCGCCATGTTCCATCTCTACGAGCCGGACTACATCGAGTGGCCGGTATCGGTTGATCTGCCGGTGAAGGCGGGCCTAAAGAAGGCCTATACCTTCACCGCCCATTTCCGGGTGCTGGACCAGGAGGATTGCGACGAGCTCAACGAGCAGCACAATGCGCTGATCGTGGCCACCATCAAGCGCTACGAGGCGCTGCAGAGCTACCGGGGCAGCAATGACCTGGAGGTGCTCACCGAGCCGCTGCCGTGCACCTATGAGGATCTGGCCGCCGAGGTGCTCTGCGGCTGGGGTGAAGAGGTGGTGGACGAGGCTGGCGAGCCTGTCGAGTTCACCGATGCTGCCAAGGCCAAGATGCTGCGGATGCAGGGCGCTGCGTCGGCGATCTTCAACGCTTGGGTCGCCAGTATCGGCAAGCCCAGCGCCGCCGGCGAGCCCGCCAAGTCTGCCGCCAAGCAAGGAGGCTTCCGCGCAAAAAACTCATAGACGCGGCGCTGTTCCTCGCTGGCGCCGCGAAGGGTGATGCTGACGACGGCAGGGATGCGGCCGACGCTGCAGCCATGTTCGGCCTGGAGGTGCCTGAGGTAGAGCAGCGGCCCAAGACGTTCGGGATCCTGCTGGAGAACTGCGAAGCGCTGGCGTGGTTCCTGAAACTGCAGACCCAGTGGCGGGTGGGGATGAATGGCCCTGTGGGATTGGACTACGGGGTGTTCATCCAATGCGCCAAGGATGAGGGCGTGAAGCGCCGGGACCGGGTGTGGCTGCTGGAGGATCTGCGGTTGATCGAGCTGGAGTATCTGGGGGCGGCAAGATCCATAGCCTGACCCTAGGACTGGCGATCGGATAACACATGGCCCGGATGAGCCTGGATACCGCTATCCGGCTGTCAGCCGAGGTGAAGGGCGGGGCGAATATCACGAAGGTGCAGCGGTCGCTGCAGGATCTGGCAAAGGGCAGCCAGACCACGGCCCGCGAGATGAGCGCGCTGCGTGCAGCGACCTTCCAGTTCGCCCGCGCCAATGACAGCACGATCGCCGGGATCCGCAGCAGCATCGGCGCGTTCCGTGGGCTGCAGGAGCAGGCCAAGATCGGCAGCCGGGAGTTTCAGCGGTACGGCGCCGAGATCCAGAAGCTCGAAGGGAAGCTGCGGGGCCTCGACACCACGGCCACCGCTGCCGGTGATTCGCTGGGCCGCAGGCTGGCGGCGGGCCTCGCTAGCAGCCTGGCCACGATCGGCGCTGGCAGGGCCATCGGCGGATCGCTGGGCGCCGTGGTGGCGAGCGAAGAATCAGAGCGGCGGCTGAGGTCGCTATCGCAGGGCCTCGACGATTACAGCCGGGTGCAGGCCGCCGCCACTGCAGCCGCTGAGAAGTTCGGTACTGCGCAGACACAGGCCAACCAGGAGTTTGCGCAGATCTACGCCAGGCTGCGGCCAATCGGGCTGACGCTGGAGGAGATCAGCACCGTCTACAACGGCTTCAACACAGCGGCCAAGCTGAGCGGCACCACGTCAGCCGAGGCCAGCGCGGCGTTCTTGCAGCTGAGCCAAGCGCTGGGCACTGGCGTGCTACGCGGCGAAGAACTCAACAGCGTGTTTGAGCAGACCCCGGCAGTGGTGCAGAGCATCGCCCAGGTGATGGGTGTGCCGATCGGCCAGATCCGCGAGCTGGCGAAAGAGGGCAAGATCACCGGCGACATCGTGCTCACAGCTCTGGGGCGAATTGAGCGCGACGGTGCCCCGAAACTGGCCGAGGCGATGAAGGGCCCGGCGCAGCAGTTCCGCAACCTGCAGATTGCGGGGCAGGAGCTGCAGATTCAGTTCGGGCAATCGCTGCTGCCTACCACCATCGCGCTCACCAAGGCGGCGACCGGAATACTAGAGCAGACCAGCAAACTGCCAGAGCCGGTCAGACAAGTTGGAGCCGCTGCGGCCGTCGCCGGTGTTGCTGTTCTCGGCCTGACCACGGCGATGAGCGCCATCGGGGGAATCAGCGCTGCAACGAAGGCCATGCAGGCCTATGCCGCGTCAACAGGCGTCGCCACCAAGTCGCAAGTAGGCCTGAACTTGGCGGTGCTGGCTAACCCCTGGGTGCTGGCCGCGGCCGGGATCATCGCGGCCACGGCGGCGGCCTACAAGTTCAACGAGCCGTTTCGGGAGTTCGTGAATACGATCCCGGCCCGGTTTGAGGTGTTTTTCCAGGCGCTGCAGCGAGACGTTCAGGCGGCGGCGGCCAGGGCCCAGGCGGTTATCGCCAGCGTCCGCAACTTCGCGGTGAACGCATTCCGAGCCGTGGAGTCGGTCGGTCGGCAGGCAATGCAGAACCTGCTGAACACGCTCAACCCGGTGGACGCGGCCTTCAGGCAGCTGGGAATCAACATTCAGTCCATCTTCGGCGGAGTGTTCGAGTCGATCGGGATCAACTGGGGCCGGCTGATCTCTCAGATGCTGGGCCAGCTCAACCCCATGCAAGGCATCCTCAAGCTGCTGGGCGTGGACATGGCCGGCGCCATGGAGCAGGCGCTGAACTTCCGCCCCAGCGCAGCGCCCCAGGCCGCGGCACTCCCCGCCACTGCCCCAATCCCCGGCACCCTCCCCGGCGCTCCCTCGGCGCCTGCGCTGCCTGGCGGTGGAGGCGCGGCTGGAGGCGGGGGTGGTGGTGGTGGGGGAGGCTCGGCAGGATCGGCTCCGAAGTTTGAGCTCTCCAGCCGCGGCAAAGCGCTAGTCGCCGCAGCTCAGAAGCTCGGCGTCAGCCCGCTCGACCTGGCGACGATCATCAGCTTTGAGACGGCCGGCACGTTCAGCCCGTCTATTCGTGGCGGCACTGGCAACAACTACATGGGGCTGATCCAGTTCGGTGCTCCAGAACGGCAGAAGTACGGGGCCAGCCCGAACCAGTCGTTTGAGGAGCAAGTGATGGGGCCCGTCGTCCGGTACTTCCAGGACCGGTTCAAGGGCGTCGGCATGAGCACTCAGGGCGCCAGCCTGCTGGACCTCTACACCACGGTGCTGGCGGGCAACCCGAAGGCCAACCGCAACGCCCGCGACTCATTCGGCACCAGCGCGGTGAGCGGGGTCAGCAACATGGGCCCCCATCGCCAAAAGGCGTTGAGCACGTTCTTCGGCGGATCGATGGAGAACGTCGGATTTGGGGCAGTCGAACAAGCACAGGCCACGACTGCGGGTTACGAAGAGGCGCAGCAAACCGCCGAACAATTCCTGCAACGGCAACAAGCCGCCACCACCGAGCTCGAAAAGTTCATCGAGGCCAGGACCCAGGCTGTCGTCAAGCTCAACCAAGAAAGCGAGCTACTGGGCGCGACGACTGATCTTGATCGCCGCCGGCTGGAGTACGCCTTCGAGCAGCTGGAGATCAATGACAGGGCGATTCAGGTCAAGAGAGAGTTTCAGGAGCTGGAGAAACAGCTGGTCGAGCTGGGCATCGATTACAACGCTGAGCAACAGCTGGCGCGGATCGAATCGGAGAAACAGCACGCTCTGAAAAACGCCCAGGTCAAGGCCGAACAGGACATCAACGACCTGATGGCCGAACGGGTGCGCATGATGCAGCAGCTGACCAGCCAGGCCGCCGAGCCAGCTGCCTTCCAGACCCAGGGCATGGCGATCGAGGCCCAGATCGCCACCCTGAAAGACGACCTAGCTGAAATGACCAGCATCGCCACCCTGGCGGGCAAGTCTGCCGAGACCATCGGCGGGGCGTTCGGCAATGCGTTCCGCGACCTGATCAGCGGCGCAGCGAGCGCCAGGCAGGTGCTGAGCGGGTTCTTCGAGGACGTGGCCCAAGGATTCGCGCAGATGGCCGCGGAGATCATCGCCAAGCAGATGGCCATGATCGCGCTGCAGACCATCCTGAAGGCTCTGGGTGCGGTGGCTGGGGGTGGTTCGACGTTTGCACCATCAGGCCCGCTGGAAAGCGTTGGCAGCTTCTCACCCTCGCTGAGCTTCGACCCGTCCAACCTGGCCCCCCGCGCCCTCGGCGGCAGCACCGCCAGCGGCCAGCCGTACAAAGTCGGAGAGAACGGCCCCGAGCTGTTCGTGCCCTACCAGGCCGGCAGCATCATCCCGGCTGAGGCCACCGAAGCGCTGGAGGCGATCAACAACGCCAGCCTGCGGGGCCTGTCGGTGCCGTTCCAGGCCACCGCTGCCACCGCTGCCAAGGCCTCCCAGCAGGGCGGCAGCTCCAGCTCCAGCAGCGGCCTGAGCGTGCCGTTCCAGCGCGGCATGGAGGGCCTGAGCGTGCCATTCCAGCGGGGTGGCATGGATGGATCCGCAGCGGCCGGTGGTGGCGCGGCCGGCGGCGATGGCCTTATCCGATTCGAGACTGTGCAGATTGGCGAGCTTGATTTCGTCACCAGGGATGAGGCGCAACGGATCGGCCGCGAGTCTGCCAAGCAAGGCGCCGCACTGGCCCAGAAACGCATCACCAACAACCCCACCGCCAGGCGGCAGGCAGGGCTGAGCTGATGGAGCTCTGCAACTTCCTGCGGTTCAAGCGCCGGGATGGCACCTATACCAGCTGGCTGGCCCAGAACTACTTCATCGGCCAGACCATCGCGCACAACGGCCAGAGTTACCCCTACCTGCCGGTGGCGGTGGCCACCAACTCCAGCACCCGAGGCGGTGATCGATCCGAGGCGGTGATCGCTGCGGCGACCTCAGCTCTGACGCTGAACGTGTTTGCCGAGGCCAGCCAGCAGGAGTGGTTGCTGGAGGTGCGGTCCGTCAAGGTCAACCGGGCTGACCAGAGCCTCGGCGTCTTGCTCACCACGGAATACTGGGCGGCGCAGCAGCTGCAGCACGACACCAGCGAGCCGATCGCCAAGCTCCAGCTGGCCAGCCCGCTCGATGCCGTCAAGGCGCCCGGCGGCAGGGTGCTGTCTCAGGTGCTGGTGGGGGCGCTGCCCACCAGCGGGAATCTGACGCTGCAATGACCGCAGACTGGCCCGCCTGGGTAAGCGCCCGCCTGCCGCATGTGATTGGCGCCGACCCTGACGACGGCAAGGGTATCTGCTGCCTGGTGATGGCCGCCAAGGTCCGCCGATCCGCTGGCCTGGCCATGCCCGATCTGGACCCGCAGTGGTTCGTCATGGCCGCCACCGGGCAATGGGAGCAGCTGCAGCGGGAATGGAGGCGCCTGATGGTCCCCCACAGACTGGAGCAGTACGCGCTGGCGCTCCACCGCCAGCCCCTGGGTCTCGGTGTTGGCGTGGTGGTGGATGACGGCCTGCTGATCGTGCATCACCGCCGTGGGGCGCAGTGGCTGCCGCTGGAGGTCGCCGGCCAGCTCATGCCCCTCGAATACTGGAGGCCCCGGGATGCTGCCATCTGATCGCTATCTGGCCGAGCTGCTGGGCCTGAGCGATGAGCAGTACGAGTTCTGGCGCGATGAGGTCCGCAAGCGTGCAGCGGAGGCGCCCAAGCCTGCGGTAACGGCTGGCATCGAGTTCACCGCAGCGCAGATCGTGGTGCTGGTGCTGACTGCGGTGAGCATCGGCGTACAGCTGATCGGCGTACTGCTGGCCCCTGGCGCCCCCCGCAACCGCCGCGGCGCAGAGCTGGGCCAACGGCAGCTGCAGGGCCGCAACCAAACCAGCATCCAATCCCTGGCGCCCCGTGGCGGGTTCGATGCGGTCCAGGACGTGGCGGCGATCGGTGAGGCGATCCCCGTGGTCTACGCACACCGCGAGACCATCGACGGCGTGGCCTATGGCGGTGTGCGGGTGAACGCCACCCTGCTGTGGTCGCAAATCTGGAGCCTGGGCGGCAGTCAGATGGTGCGTGCCGTTTTCATGCTCGGTGAGGGCCGGCTGGCGGGAATCGACCCCAACGGGTTCGCCATCGGTGACAGCACCATCGGCGCCTACGACCTGGGCAGCAGCGGCGCCAACAGCAGCAGCGCCCGCATCACGATCTACCATCGCCCGGACGGCGGCCGGATCCGCTCGGCTGATCGCATCGCCGGCCGCACTGCTGCGAACGACATCGGCAACGCAGAGAACGACGGCGGCGCAGACGTGTTCATGGCCCGAGGGCTGGGCAACACCTATCAGGCGGTCTTCAGCGCCACCAGCAAGCCCAGCACCTCCACCACGTTTGGCGTTTACGGCCTGATCGGCAACAACCTGGGATTCAAGCTCAATCCGCAACTCCGGCCGCAGTTCACCGCCCGGCTGCGGCCCATCGGCAGCAGTGGCAACGCGATCGTTGCCTGCGACATTGATCAGTCCGTGGTGGTGCAGCGGGCGAAGGAATCAGCGTTCTACTCAACCCGCTCCGGCGTAATCTCCGGGTCGTTCGGCCTAGGTGATTCGTTCACCTATCGGCTCGACCGCAGCAGCGACTATCTGACCACGTTCCAGAGCACGCAGGGTGGCGCCACCTGGACCTCTGCGGTGGTGCTGCAGTCAGCCCCGAAAATCTACGAGGAAGACACCGAGGATCGGATCACCGGGTTTGATTTCGCGGCTCGCATGACGGTGAGCAGCGTGACACTTGGCACTGATCAGGTAGAGGTGACGGCCACCTTCGACGTGGACTCAGTGCGGACCCTGCTGATCAACGAGGATGCCGCCGCCGGCCAGTACCTGGTGGAGTACCTGATCGAGGTGGACAACGGCCTGACAGGACAGAGCCGCCAGACGATCCAATCCAGGTTCAACGTCACGATCACGGTCCAGAAAAAAGGCACCGATCAATACACCTTTGAAGGCGACGTAGATGAAGACTCCGGCCCGGTGAACGCCCTCACCAGCCCGCGGCGGCTGCAAGCGCTGATCGTGTTCCCGATCGAGGGGCTTGACGCAGCACAGGAAACCGCTGCCGACGTGGCCAGCACCGTCGCCGGCCGGCAGAAGGCCTGGGACGATGCAATCGTGGTAGGCGATCTCTACAAGATCGGCTCAGCCCTGGCGATCTGCTCCGGCCGCAGCCCCAGCGATCGGATCTTCGTCAGCGATTCTGAGGACGGCGCGGGCGGCACCGGGCAGACGATCAATGCCACCTTCAGCGTGGTGCGGGCCGGCACTGCGGCCACGGTGAGCACCGGCACGATCACGGCAGCTGGGACCACCAACACAACCCGACAGACGGCCACCACGGCGCCCCACCTGCTGCGGTGTGCGCTGGGCCACGTGAGCACCACCAACGAGTGCCGGATCATTGAGGCCGGGATTCGTAGCACGCTCGGGATCCGAATCGGTGGGCTGTGCAACTTCCGCGACTCGCTGACGCTGGCCGAGATTGACGGCAGAGCCTGCCTGTTCCGCGAAAACGACAAGATCAAGCGCGGTCAACGGATTAACGTTGACCAGTATCAGAGCGGTGTGATCAGCACTTCAGAGGAGCGCTATTCGTTCTTCCGGGTGTCGTTCCGCGAGTTCGGCGATGGTGCGTTCACCCAGCTGGCGCCGTGCTTCGGGATCCGCTCCGGCAGCGATCAGCCGACCTTCAACTACCTGCGGCTGGAGATGCCATCGCTCAAGCGGTGGGAGCTGCGGTTCGAGCCCCTGACCGGCTGGGAGATCCGCAGCGGCACGGCCACCGGCGACCTAGTGATCCTCGACGCCAAGCTCTCCGGCGCAGTCAGCGGCACCAGTGGCGGCGTCACCTGGCGGAGCAGCGGGGAGGCGGTGAGCCGCACCCGGCCACAGTTCACCATCACCACCACCCGACGAGATCCGTCGATCGGGATCCCGCGGCCGGATGACAACAACTACCTCGACGCCTGGGGGAAGCTCGCCGAGGCCTTCGTCTACGAAGAGGCCCAGACCACGGCGGCCAACGGGCCAGAGCATGAGATCGTCTACATCAACGAAATCCGCGAGAACGAGACCGCGCCCCAGTACACCGGCATCAGCCTGCTGGGCGTGAATGCCCGTTCGGCGTTCGAGTGGCGGCAGTTCAGCCAGCTGAGCGGGTACGTCACCGGCGGCACCGAGGTGCGGCGGCTGCTCAACAGCCTCACCACCGGCCCCTCGCACCTGCTGCCAGACCTGGCGCTGGACCGGCTGACCAACGCGAAGTACAAGCCCAGGCCCATCCCAGACGACCTGATCAACCTGGTGAACTTCCAAGCGGCAGCGCAGTGGTGCCGCGATCGGCGGTACTTCTTCGACGGTGGCGTGATCATCGATCAGGAGTCGCCGCGGCAGTGGATCGCCGACACGGCCGGTGCCATGTTGCTCGATTTCCGCGAGGTGGGCGGGCGCTACGACCTGGTGCCGTTCATCACCTTCGGCGCAGTCACCCACAAGGCCCTGTTTACCGCCGGCAACATCGCTGAGGGCAGCTTCCAGTTTGAGTCCATCGCGCCTGATGACCGCCAGCCGGCGCGGATCAGCGTGAAGTGGCGCCAGGAGCGCAGCTCCACCAACCCAACCAACCCCGGCCTGTTCCCCGAGGAACGCGAGGTGCTGGTACGCGAGGCGGCGCCCCACGGCAGCGACACCCTGCCGATGGAGTCGATCAACCTGTCGGACTTCTGCACCAACCGCAGCCACGCCATCGACGTGGCGAAGTTTGCCCTGAGGATGCGGAGGTTCAGGGACCACACGATCAGATTCACAACCACCTACGACGGAATGGAGGGCATCACCACCGGCGTGGGCCCTGGCGATCTGATCCGGGTGGCGATGGATGCGACGGTCTACGACCAGTTCAACAACGGCATCGTGCTGGGGAATGGCACGGTGGTGAGCACCCAGCCCCTGGCCAACGGGACCTACGACGTGGTGAGCTGGGGCGGCGGCGGGGCGGTGAATGACGCCGGCACCCTGACGGTCACCAACGGGCAGGGATCGCCAGCCGGGATCATGTTCACCGTGAAGCAGACCAGCACGCAGGTGCGCACCTATCAGATCAGCCGGATCACCCCGACCGAGGATGGCGTCTATGAGATCGAAGCGGTGCACATGCCGATCAACAATGCGGGCGTCCTGTTGGTGGCGGCAGACTGGGATACAGCAGGCGCGTGGGTGATCCAATGACGGTTCAATTCCCCGAGATCCAACCCACCGGCCACGAGTTTGGCGAGCCGGACTTCCCCGTGACCGAGATGCGCTCACAGTCCGGCGTGCGGTCGGTGCGTCAGTGGGGCGACCGCGCCAGCGATGCGCCGATGACCCTGGAGTTCGCCAACATCACCCAGGCGGCCTATGCGCTGATCAAAGCGGCGCACACGGCAGCACGGGGCAAGGTGTTCGACGTGACGTTCCCTGCGATCGTTGGCAAGAATCTCACCGACGTGGACCTGTTCAACCCCGGCCCTGGCCTGAAGTGGTATTGGGCCAGCCCACCTGAGGGCAGCCGTATGCAGGGCGGCCGGCGGATCACCTGCCGGTGCACATTCAGAGCGGAACTTAGACTGTAGGCAAAGGTCGAGGCCTCCCAATGACTGTCGCCAACGCAACGCACGGTGAGGTGCGATTCCAGGGCCAGAAGGTGGCCAAGATTCGCAGCATCAGCATGGAAACCCAGCGGCAGACGTTGGAGACGACCGGCGTCGGCGAGCTGGACGATACCTTCAGCTACGGCAAACGCACCACCAGCGGATCGGCCACGCTGCTCTACAAGACCGACGATCAGGCCACGGTGAACCTGATGAATCGGATCTTTGATGATGGCGAGACGCCTGATGATCTGGTAATGACGATCTACAAGGGCGGCAGCAAGTCCATCTCCGGGCCGGCGCTAATCAATTCGCAGGGCATCGCCACCAGTGTGGGCGACAGCACCCAAGTCAGCATCTCGTTCGTGATCAGCGGCAAGCCCAGCCGTGCTCTCTAATGGCTGTCGAAGGCCGCAAGGGAATTGTTCAGTTCAGCCGCGAGTGGCCCGCGCCTACAGCGCTGGCTGATCAGCGGCTGCAGCGCGGCACATCACCATCGCTGGACCTGACCGATCTGGCGTTTCAGTCGGGCGATGAGGTGCTGCTGGTGAGCCTGCGCGGCGTGCCACTCGGGATCGGCATCAACGGCGCGGCGCCCTGCCCCGATGGCCATGCGTTCTGGACTGGCGGGCAGACCGCCGTGGGCCCTGCGCTGGCAGCACGGACGGCGGGTGGCGGGTTCTGGAGTGCCAACCCATCGGCGCGGTTCTGGGAGTCGGCGCAGACGGTCGGGTTTCAGCAGGCCGCGACGGCCTACATCCACCGCGATGAGATGGACGATGTGCGGTTCTACTCCACCGAGCTCGACGCGATCAATGGCGGCAGCCAGGGCCTAATCCCGCTGCGCAATGTCTCACCCGGCCCAATGCTGATCCTGCCGGCCTCCAGCCGCTCCGGATACGAGGCCGCAGCGCTGGCCCTGCTGCAGGCGATCGGCGACGCGGAGATCACCGATGGTGAGCAGCCGGCCCAGAACCTGGCACCGGTGCCGCAGGTGCTGGCCGACACGGCAGCGGATGCAGAGGCTCGCGGCTGGCTGATGCAGTGCGATCTGACCGGGTGGGTGTTCGAGATGGACGCGGCCCAGTTGGACCAGGAAGCGATCGGCCAGGCGTTCGGTGAGTACGCCAAGGGTGCCTTGCGCGGCGCTGGATCGTTCAACGGGGAGATGGATCACAGCCGCGTAGTAGGGGAGCAGAGCGGCCTAGGAATGCTCCGGCTAATGATGCTCACCAGCCAGGGCAGCAAGGCCCGCGCTCGGTTCCAGCTGGTGGATCAGCGGACTAGCAACGTGGCCACCCACGTGCGAGAGCGGATCTTCTACGAAACCGACATCCTGCTGGGCAAGACGGCAGTGAACACCAGCGCCACCGACGTGATCCTGATCTCAGCGCAGTTCGTGGCGACCGGCCAGATCAGGCTGGCAAAGGAGGCTCCATAGCCTGAGGGCAGGAATCGAGCCGCCGTAACCAGATGAGCCAGCTGCAGCGGGCAGGGCAAAGCGGCGCCCTTGACGTGGCTGCCAGCCAGGCGGAGGCAAAGGGGCAGATCGCCGTCCTGATCGACATGCTCCGCCAGCTGGGCGGCAATGCTCGGGTGGTGGCGGGTGCGCTTGCGGTTGCTGACCCCCTGAATGCACCATTCACCCTCTACGTTGATCCGTACATAGGCTCAGACCGATTCGTTGGCGGCGCCTACAACAGCCACGAAGCCGGCGCAACCGATGCGGAGATCATCCAGCAGAAGCTGAAGCGGATTGAGCTGCAGCGCCTGGAGTGTGGATACACCTCAGCGCGGCCCTTCCGCACCATCAACCGCGCCGCGATCGAGGCGGCGATCATCACCAGCAAAAGCTGGTACACCTACAGCGATCCACGGGCGCACGTGGACTGCGTGACGATCGTGCTCAGCGGTGGTGTCCACATCGCCCTGAACGATCCCGGCAGCGGGTCTACCAGCCTGGCGAGCTGGGGCACGGCGAAGGATCCGACCCCGGCCGAGCTGATCGCATTCAACCCCTCGACTGGCGGCGTGCTGCTGCCGCGTGGGTGTTCGATGCGCGGGCTGGACTTGCGCAAGACCACCATCCGCCCGAATTGGGTGCCGGCGGTGGCGGATGAGGGCGCGGACTACAGCAACCGCCGCAGCATCCTGAAGGTCTCGGGCACGGGATTCTTCTTCGACTACACCGCAATGGACAAGATCGGGCATACCGAATCTGTCCACCTGCTGGACGTGTTCCACCCCGCCAGTAAGACCGAGCTTGATACGTTCTACGCCAAGATCCAATCCACCGTTGGCACTGGCGCCAACTTGGGCAGCGCCTTGTTGGCAGCCCGCGCCAGTGAGTATGAGATCGTCGGCCCGATCGATCAGAGCCAGGCGCCCAACTCGCAGTGGGACACCACCAGGGGCGCCAGCCCGTACATCTTCAACGTGTCGGTCCGCTCCGACTACGGCATGTGCGGGGCGTTCTGGGATGGCAACAAGCTGAGTGGTCTGCGCAGCATGGTGTGCGCCAACTTCACCGGCACCAACCAGCAGGCCGACATGCGCTGCTGGCAGGTCTACGAAGGCGGCAACTGGGTAAGCCTGACCAACACCCCGCAGGATTACCAGAAGTACATCAACGCAGCGCCCGACAATGTGCGGCGCAATCCTGCACGCCAAACCCGGCACATCTCGGCAATCAGCAACGCCTACATCCAGAAGGTTTCAATCTTCGGAATTGGCCAGTCTGAAGTCACGATGGTGGACTCCGGCGGGGAGATCACCGACAACGGCGGCAACTCAACGTTCGGCGGCTGCTCTGCCCTGGCGAAGGGCTACAAAGGCTTCGCTTTCAACAAGGACAAAAACTGGGCGGTCGGCCGGGTGCGGGTGCCGCTGAATCTCAGCGAGAAAAGATCCAACATTCGCCGCATTGAACTGGGCGTGGTGGCCGCTGTGAGCGGCTCAGCCATCACGCTCACCAACGGCTTGGCGATCGACCCGAGCAGCGCCACCAATCCTGCAGTGCTGCAGTCCCTGGGCTATTCGTTCGCCAGCGGCACCCGGATCTGGATCGACAACCCTGCTGGCGCTGACTGGCGAGCCACGCTGAGCAGCAGCGCCTGGAGCAGCTCTGCGCCGGCCTCGATCGGCATCACAGCCGCCCCGCTGCAGTCGGGCACCAATGAGGCCGCAGGCAATGCCGTGGTGGGCAGGCGCGTGTATCTCCGCCGCGTGGTGGACACCAGGACCGTTGCTGAGCGGCGCTGCAGCCTGATCCTGAACAACACCGCCAGCGCCAGGCTGCCGCAGCGTGACGCCGTGTTGCAGACCGACCCGAACCGCAGTAACGGCGCGATCGGCCGGGTGTTGGCCACAGGCGGGGAGGAGGTGCTGATGGTAACCGCCGCCGGCACGGGCCCCCTGCCTGGCTCTGGAGTCACCCGCACCAGCGAGGTGACCATCCGCCGCGGCGCCCCCTCGAAGACCTATTCCACCGCGACGTTCTACCGCCAAGGAACGGTGGTGAAACACGCCGGCAAGCACTGGCAGTCCAAGGGGACGTTCGTCAGCTCTGGTGCGTCGCCAGACCCGGCGCTGTGGGGCGAGTGCTTCGTTCACATGCCCTCGGACTTCAACCCTGAGGATTCGATCAGCCAGGAGGCGCCCATCCTGGTGCTCGACACCGACACCAGCGACGCGGACGATTCCACCACGCTGGGGATCAACTGGACGACGATCTGGACCGGCGCTGGCCCCGTGCGCGATCAGTACCGCACCGCCACGGACTACCTGGGCGCCTATGCCCTGCTGCGGGCGCTGGGATTCACTGATGCCGCCGCCCATACCGCTCTGGTGCCGCGGGCTGCCGGCAGCCGCGACCGCAACCCGAGCAGCGCAACGGACTTCCCCACGGCGCCATCAGGCGGTGCTGCCACCGGACTGGGGAACTGGGCGGTGGAGTTCCGCAGGCCCAGCACGATCCGGCTCTACAACCACCAGTGGGAATGGGCCGGCTTCGGGAACTACTCGAAGGCCATGCCTGCGGTGCAGGGCGATCTCTCGGAGTTCAATAAGTTCACCTACTACTTCACCTCCGCAGCTGGCGGCCGGGTGGTGCCCAAGGGCAGCAATGAGGACGGCTTCGAGGTGACACCCAAGGGCCTCGAAGACATCGCCACGGGCGCCACGATCAGCCCTGAATCACTCGGCGGCCAGACGCTGGATGAGGCGCAAAGGACGGACTTCCCGAACGGTATCCAGGTGGGCAGCACGGCCCAGCTGCAGGACGTGGTGATCACCGGCACCGCCGAGTTCGGCAGCCAAGCGCAGGCCAAAATCAACCGCGCTGGCGCTGGCAGGGTGGCCAGCATCGCCCAGCTGACCGAGCTGCCCGGCGCCGTCGCCAGCACCGACTCGGCGATGGAGTCTGATCCAGCGTTTGTGGAGTATCGCGGCCTGAACCGCTGGCGGCAAGCGCAACGGCTGATCAGTGCCGCCACCGGCACGGTCACGATCTACGTGCAGTCCACGGCGGCAGACCGGACGCTTGATCAGATGTTCGACACCCCGCCGACCGCGCCGGCCGATTCGATTCCCACCCTGGCGCGGGCAGCAGAGTACGCCAACGCCGTGATCGGCAGCGGCAACCAGACCGCAGAAATCAGGATCGCACCGGGGCTCTACGACCCGGCGTCGGTGTGGCAGTGCAATGTGGTGTTTCGCGCCTCTGACCCGACTCAAGCCGGCTGGCCGCTGATCTTCCCCGAAACCGGCGACCCTGCCACTGCTGAATCCTGGTTTGATGGATCGGGCTACGGCAACCTGACCACGCGGGTGAACTTCCGTTCGTTCGTGCTGCAGTTGCGCGACAACGCAAGCGCTGGCAATCAACTGCACGTAAACACTATCGGCCGGCAGATGCGCTGCCTGCGTGGCGTGGATTTTCGTGGCGGGTTCCACTTCCTAGGGGTGCCCGACCTGATCAAGCTGGTGGCGGATGGGGCGATCACTCAGGGGCAACTCATCTCCGGCAGCGTCGCGCTTCCCAGTGGTGCATTCACCACGAACACCACTACGAACGTTGACACGTTCCTGAACCAGCTCAGGATCAGCAATGGCCGCAGCCCGGCCTATGACAGCTGGACCACCACCCCGGTGCTGCAGCTGGAGGGCAACAGCACGGACGTGGCGGACCTGCGCGGGATCATGTTCGGCCCGGCGCTGCCATCGCGCAAAGAATCACTGGGCGCCACCCGTGCCCCGTACATCGCCACCAACGGCCTTGTGCAGCTGCGGTGGAGCAACATCTACCTGCGCGGGAATGCGGCCATCACCAGCGCCGGCATGGGGGTAACAAATGCCGTGCCCGATTCGGGCAGTGCGCACTACGGATCAGCGTCAGTGGCCACCCCTTGGACCTGGCGGCAGTTTCACCACACGTTCCTTTCATCGATCACCAACGAGCCCGTAGTGATTGATCAGATGGGCGGCAGGATCAGCTACAACCAAGGTTCAGCCGCTGGTGATCGCAGCTGGTATCGGAACTCAACTGATACCCGCTACCTGGCAAACCACATTCACCTGCTCACCAGTGCAGGCGCCGAGCCTGCCGACAATGACAGCGGCCCCTTCCTGGATCAGTTCATCCATGCAAAGCGGAGCCTGACCGTTCGCGAGTCGTTCCTTACAGGCCAGGCTGGATCGTCCGCCGGCGCTGTCTCGCAGGGCTTTGTCGGTCGGTTCGGCTCCAACGGCTACAACACCGTCAAGACCCGTGGTGTGCTGCTAGGCAATGAGGGCCTGATAGATCAGGAGCGCGGCGCAACAGTGTTTCTCGCCGCTGATTCCAGGTTGGGCAGCGGAACTCCTGACAACACCGCATTGAGTATCTTCAAGGTGGCAGGACTGGCAATCAATCAGATCACGCAGATCCTGCCTAAGTACGTTCCTGGCTCTGCCACCTTCGGCGCACCAAACCCGGTCGGCGGCACCGGCAAGGAATACAACCCCGTGATCACCGCCGCCGCTCTGAATCAGGCAAATGGCACGTTCCTCCTGAACATGGCGCTGAGGTCCTACGTGCGGGGGATCAGCCCCGAACATGGCTTCAACATCACCCCCAACGTCGTGCTCTGATGCTTCCCTCTGACCCTGGCTACATTCCTGCCGCCACTGATGAGCGGGTGCTGGCTTGTGAGTTCTACCGGCAGCTGCTCGGCATGAACACAGACCCCTACGCATCGCATAGCCGTGACCCTGGGCTAATCGAGGTGGTAGAGGAGTTCGCGATGAGCAAGGCCTCCACAGACTGACCACAGATACAGCCGCCGCACCAGTGGGACCCGAGATCATCCTTACCGCCCTTGGCTTGTGCGGCGCAGGAGTCACAGCCCTCTGGAAGATCGCCAACGGCTTGGGCAGATTCGAGGCCCGGACCACCACCATCCTTGGGGGGATTCAAGAGATGCTCAAAGACCACGAAGAGCGGCTTAGGGACGTGGAGCGGCGGGCGGAGGCGGGGCGATGAAATCCGACATGACCCGCCAAGCACCCGCGTGGCTGGGAGCCGTGACAGCCGGCCTGGCGATCGTCGGCGGCGTCGGCTACATCATCGATTGCCGTGTGGCTGGCAAGGATCTGGACAGCTGCTGGATGACGGGCCACAGCATGATCACCCGCGCCTCTGACCTGGCCCTAGGCGCGGCTGCGGGCGGAGTGGTCGGGTACTGGACTAAGAACCCGGCACTGCACCGCCACGAGGATGACTCCCCACCCGGCGCCCGGCGCCGCCCCACCGACCCCGACGCATGACGCTGCACCCGAACGCTGACCTGCTGCTGGGGCTGGTGGTGTGGCTGCTCACCACCGGCTTTGCGGAGCTGGTCGTCAAGCCCGCCTGGCGCCGGCTCTACCGCCGCGCTGATCACGCCACTGGCGACCGCCTGCCCGATCTGAAATGATGACCTTCGCCACCTTCCGCGCTGCTGCTGAGCACGTCGCCCGTGCCGGCGCAATGACCCCCCACCAGCTGGCCGCGTGGGAAGCCGCGTGGGAGCGGGCCACCACTGAGCAGCGCCAGGAGTTCACCGACCTCTGGCGGGCACAGGGCAGCCCTGCAGCGCCGGCGCCGCCGGCCGAGCTGGTGACGATGGCCCAGGCCGCGGCGGTGTTCACCAGATCGCCCAGCGCGTCGCAGCTGGCGGATCTCAACTCCTGCCTGCGGAGATTCGCGATCAACACCCCGGCGAGGATCCGGCACTTCTTGGCCCAGGTCGGCCACGAATCCGGCGGCCTGCGGTGGATGCTGGAGCTCGCCAGCGGCGACGCCTACGAAGGCCGGCAGGACCTGGGCAACACCCGCACCGGTGACGGTCGCCGGTTCAAGGGCGCCGGGGCGATCCAGCTCACGGGCCGCTACAACTACCAGCGCTTCGCCGACTACATCAAAGACCCAGACGTGATGGACGGGGCGGCCTACGTGTCGATCCGGTATCCGTTCACCTCCGCCGGGTTCTGGTGGCACCTGAACGCGATCAATGCGTTTGTGGATCAGGGCGCCAGCTGCCGGCAGGTTTCGGCGAAGGTCAACGGCCGCGACCCCGCCAACGGCCTAGCGGATCGGGAGGCCTACTTCGCCCGGTCAGTGGCGGCAATCTCGCAGGTGGGGCGGCCGGCGGTGGAGCTGCAGCAGCAGACCGGCTACGGCAACCCGCTGCAGGTGCCCTGGTTTGCGCAGATGGACAGCGCCGACCGGGCCCAGGCGGCTCGAATGTGTTTCAGCTCCAGCTGCGCCATGCTGCTGCAGCACCTCAAACCCGGCACCCTCACCGGCCCGAACGGCGACGATCAGTACCTCAAGCGGGTCCAGCAGTACGGCGACACCACCGACCCCACCGCGCAGATTCGGGCGCTGTCGAGCTTCGGGATCCGGGCGAAGTTCACCAAGGTGGCCGGGTTCGCCGATCTGGAGCAGCAGATCAACCGCGGCGTGCCCGTGCCGGTCGGGTTCCTGCACCGCGGCCCGGTGTCGGCACCAGCCGGCGGCGGCCACTGGCTGATCGTGGTGGGCTACACGAAGGATCACCTGGTCGTGCACGACCCGTTCGGTGAGGCCGATCTGGTGAGCGGCGCCACCCTGGGAGGCGTGGCCCGGTTCGCCAGGTACAGCCGGCGAAACTTCGGCCCACGGTGGCAGGTGGAAGGCGCGAACACGGGATGGGCAGTCATCGCTGAGCGCTGATGCCCTTCGATCACCTGATCGATCAGACCGAGCTCCAGCCCAAGAAAATCACCAAGGCCCGATTCAGGCGGCGAATCTTCGACTCCTGGGCCAGCAGCTGTGCCTACTGCTCTGAGCAGGCGGACACCCTCGACCACGTGCTGCCGCGCTCCCGGGGCGGGCTGACGGTGGCCGAAAACCTGGTGCCGGCATGCCGCCGCTGCAACGGGGCGAAATCCTCGACGGACTGGCGAGAGTGGTTTGAGGCCCAGGCCTGGCACTGCGTACATCGTGCAGCGCGAATTGATGGGTGGATTGGTAGTAGTCCGCACACTGAGGGTAAGCCTCAAGTGTCCCCGTCGTGATCACCCCCTAAAGCGATGACGACCGAACGCCCGTATCAGTGTCGCCGGTCGAAAGTTTGCAGGGCTTGGATTCCTGAATCGTCTGTTGAATGGGTTGAACAGTCGGGCCAGCGGCGGCCTTTATGCAAGCCGGGGTGCTGCCCCAACGGCAAGCGCAGCGATACAGCTGATGATGTGCTGGCACTACAGCTGGAGGCGCGCCGGCTGCGGGCAGAGACACGGGATGCTAAGGCCAGCGCAGAAAGGGCCCTGGCCAAGCTAGAGGCGGTGCAGGATGCGCTGACGGTGGCGCTTGAGATCAAGGACATTTTCGATCAGGGCGTCATCACCCCGCCAGAGGATCCGCGGAAAGATGAGGCGGTGCCGATCCTGCTGCTGTCTGATCTGCACTGCGGGCAGATCGTCAAACCGTCATCCGTCAACGGGCTCAACGAGTTCAACCCAGAGATTTTCGACGACCGGCTAGATGCCGTGTTCCGCAATGCGCTGAAGGTGATCAACGGACAACGGAGCACAGCAGTGGTGCGCGAGGCGGTGGTGTGGTTGGGTGGTGATCTGATTGAAGGGGAGCTACACGGTGATGCGGTGCAGAATCAGACGCTCACCACCACGCAGCAGATCGTCAGGTGTGAACGGGCGATCGTGCGGGGGCTGGACTACCTGCTGCAGCATTCCGACCTGGAAAGGATCCTGATCCCCTGCAACGTGGGCAACCACGGGCGGAACACCAAGAAGCAGCAGTCCAACGCCACCGAGAACAGCTACGAACATCTGGCGTACTGCTCAATGCGCCGGCACTACCGGGATGAGTCGCGGCTGGAGTGGTTCATCGCCGACGCTGACTGCCTCTACCTGGATGTGTACGGCAAGCGGTTGCGATTCTTCCATGGCGATTCGGTGAGATACAACGGCGGCGCGGCGGGGCCATTGTGGAACGTGGACAAACACGCCAAGAACCTGGACCAGTCGGTGCCGGCCGATCACACTTTCCACGGCCACTTCCACACGCTGGGATTCGGGTCCAGGGCCACCAGCAACGGCAGCCTGCCGGGGTGTGCGCCATACGGCCTGCAAAGCGGCTACCGGATCGAGCGGCCTCAGCAGGGGATGCGATTTTTGCACAGCCACAAGGGATTTGCCGGGTCGTTCCCGATCTTCACCGAGTGACCGCCTAAGGCGTCGGGATCCCCTTAGAGGCGCACATCATCTCCAGCAGCGCCACCGCTCGCTGGCCGCAGTAGCAGCGGACCTCAGTGCCCAGGCCAACCACCACCCAGCAGGCGCCGCCACGGGCGTCACGCTCCACGGTGATGTAGGGCGGGGGGTCGCACTGCTCAGACTGAGCCAACTGCTGCGCGGACATGCTGGGCCTCGATCTCACCCTCAGCCTGTCGAGCTGTTTCGAGATGGAACGCGACCGCCGCGCCGCCGCGCACATGAGCCGGGACCAGCTGGCGGAGCGCTGCGATGAGCTGATCCAGGCCTGGTACCAGCAGCAGCACCTGATCATTGAGCTGCAGCGCAAGGCGGCCAACCTGCAGGTGGAGCTGGCGCTCAAGGGCGCGCCGCCGTTGGGAGAGCCGACGGCTGAGCATCACCGGTGGGCGCGGGAGCTGCGGAGGCGGTCGGCGTAGCGGTGACGTGTCGGCGGATCAGCTGTTTCGCTGACGGGTTTGGTGGACGTGTTAAGAGGGTTGGGGTGGTGAGTGGGTGACGATGTGTGAACTGACCCGGTGATGGGTTGCCAGGGCGTGCCCCACGGGTTACAGTATGGGCATCGGGGGCAGAGAGCTCCCACCGCCACCGCCAGCCATGACCCGTACCAAGCTCCCCGCCATCGCCACCACATCTGAGTGGGTCGCCGCTACCGACATCAGCGGCGACATCCTGGGCCAAACCGCCGCTGGCAAGGCCGCCGGCAAGCTGATCTCCAGCTTCCAGTTGATCTCCGCCGCCAGCGTTGAGCGCGAGACCGAAAAGGCCATCGGCGTCACGGGCACCCGCTGGAACAGCTGCGGCAACCCCAAGCCTGCCATCGTGTGGCTACCCAAGTCGCAAGCACGCGAGCTGGTCAACGATCAGTGGATCAACTGCGCGTCTCGCATGTTCCTCGTGCCGACCTGGCTGATCAATGCCAAAGAGGCTGAGGGCTACGAGCTGGCCTGACCACCCCACGGCCCGCCGGAGCCTATCCGGCACCACTGCACCACCACGCCATGCCCCGCCAACCCAGTCGCGAGAAAACCGCCCGCCATCGCCTCCGCCAGGCTGGCAACCTCCCCGCCCTGCCCACCTGCCCCCAGTGCGGCCGCACCGTAATCAGCGACCGTACCGCGCCCCTGTGCTCCCGGTGCTGGAAACGATCGCCAGCTGCCAGGGAGTGGAACCGGGAGAGAGTGGCGAGGCAGCGCCAGAAATCACGCACACCATCATCAGGAGATCAGGAATGAGGAGCTACAAGCCAACGTCACGCGGAGTCAGTCGCGAATCGCTGGGCGACTGGGCGCACAGAGACGGGCTCGCCCGTCACGCCCTGTATGCCGGCATGACGGAAGCCGAGTTGATACACAGGCTGCTGGAAGATCGCCAGGCGCTGAAGAAGCGGCTGGCGGCGGCTCTTTTCACCAGCCCGCCGCCGGTGGTGATCAGCGAGGCGGCGTTCAAGCGGCTGCAAGCGAGGAAGGGTGAGCCTCCGGCGGCCATCGACGAATCCGACTGCTTCGACTGCGGCCTGAGCCAGGAAGAGGCCCGCGACGAGCTGCAGCGCATCGAGCGGTTGCTGTAGCCTGACCCCAGCAACACCCGCCAGGCCTCTCAGCGATGCCCAAACAGGCGGGTCACTCATTCACCAACTCCCCCCAGCAGCAGCGACCCGCAGCCGATCGCCGAGACAGGCCCAGTTCCGAGGGAATCCCCCAGCTCTGCGCAGCGCCGGTGACGCGGGCTTCACCCTTTCAACCGGCACCAGCACTAGCTGATCA